ACGCCGCCGGCCGAGGAGCCGGTGACGCTGACGGAGATCAAGGACCATCTGCATATCAGCAGCACGGCGGAGGATAGCCTGCTGACGCTCTACGCGCAGATGGCGCGTGAGGCGGTCGAGGCGGAAACGTGGCGCGCGCTGATGCCGCAGACGTGGGATCTTCATTTACCCGGCTGGCCGGCCGGCGGCGTGATCTGGATTCCGCGGCCGCCATTGCGATCGATTACCAGCATCACCTATCGCGACGAGGACGGGACGGCTGCCACATTTGCGGCCGCCAACTATCGGGTGGATACGGCGACGGAGCCGGGCCGGGTGGTGCTGGCGCCGGGCGCCGACTGGCCGTCGGTGGTGCTCGATTCCAGCAATCCGATCACGGTGCGTTTTGTGGCCGGCTATGCCGATGCCGGCGACGTGCCAGGCATGGCGAAGGCGGCGATCCTTCTTCAGATTGGCGAGATTCACGCCAACCGGGAGGCGGTGATCGTCGGCTCCACGCCGCAGGTGACGCCGGCGGTGCAGCGTGTGTTGAATTTACTGCGGGTGCGGTACTGATGGGGATGCGAGCAGATACGTTCGATCGAGCCGATTCGACGAACCTGGGCAGCGATTGGGCCGAGGACTCCGGCAATTGGGCGATCGTCTCCAACAACGTCCGCAACGGTACGACGGGCAACGTGTACCGCAAGTTGCGCTGGGTTGGCGCCGCGCTCGACTCCAACAACTATAGCGTATCGGGCACTTATCGCAGCGGTTCTGCCTCATTTGGCATTGGGCCGGCGGCGCGCTGTGTTGCGTCTGCCACGGTGAGCTATTACGCGCTCATCATTTTCGGCGGCGATGCGGCCTACCTGGTCTACATCAACGCCGGCGCCGAGACGGTGCTCGACACGGGCAGCGCCATCACGGCCAGCACGAACTATGATCTGCGCATCGAGGTCGACGGCACGACGATCCGCGGCTATGTCAATGGCGTGCTCGATTTGGAGGCCACGCACAGCGCGCTGAGCAGCGGCTCGCCCGGCATCGCCGGCTATGGCGGCAACAACACCAACACCTACTGCGCCACGTGGGCCGCCGAGGATTTGGGCGGCGGCGCATCGCAGATCAACGTGAGCGACACGGCGGCCGGCAGCGATGCGCTGGCGCAGGTGGCGGTGGCGCTGGGGCTGGCCGACAGTGGCAGCGGGGCCGATGCGCCTGGCGGCCTGGCGGCGAGCCTGGCACGCACGGACACGGGCAGCGGCGCCGATGTGCTGGCGCAGGTACTGGCGGCCCTGGGCGTGGCCGACGTAGGCAGCGGCGCCGATGTGCCGGGCAACCTGGCGGCGAGTGTGCCGGTTGCGGATAGCGGCGCCGGCGTCGATGCGCCAGGTGTGGCGGTGACGCTCGCCGTGAGCGATGCAGGCAGCGGGGACGACAGTGCGCTGGCGCTGATTTTGGTGGCGCTGGCCGATGCGGGCAGCGCGGCGGATACGCTGGCCGGCGTGGCGGTGACCCTCTCTCTGGCCGATGCGGGCAGCGGCGCCGAGGCCATGACGGTGTCGGTTGCGGTGAGTGTGGCCGATGTGGGCAGCGGCGCCGAGGCAATTGCGCTGCTGACCGAGGCGATCAAACAGATTGCCGATAGCGGCGCCGGTGCCGACATGGTGTTGCCGCCGGGCGTGTCGCTGACGGTAGTAGACAGCGGCGCCGGCGTGGATGCGCTTGGCGTGGCGGTGACGCTCTCCGTGAGCGATGCAGGCAGCGGCGCCGAGCTGATCGCCGTGTTGACGGCGATGCTGGTGAGCGTGCTCGATGCGGGCAGCGGCGCCGAGGCGTTGACGGTTGGCGTGGCGCCGCTCGCCGTGATGGACAGTGGCAGCGGCGTCGATGCGCCGGGCGTGGCGGTGACGTTGGCCGTGAGCGACACAGCCGCCGGCAGCGATGCGTTGTTGACGGCGATCCTGGTGGCGGTGGCTGATGCTGCGGCCGCGGTGGATGGCGTCGGCTCGATTGCGGTGCAAGTGCCGGTGTCGGATGTGGCGCAGGCGGCGCATGTGATTGGTGCGATCGCGGCGACGCTGGCCGTGGTGGATTTGGGCGCCGGTGTTGATGTGGCGATTGCGTTCGATGCGGCGGTGCGCATTGTGCGCGTGGATTTCAGCATCGCCCGACGGTCGGTGGCTTTTGTGTGGCTGGCGCGCTCGCTGGCCTTTGGCTGGGCAGAGCGTGGAGTTGAGTTCTCGATGGTGGCCCAGCCGATTGCGTTCGGCTTCGCTCGCCGTGATGTGTCGTTTGCGTGGAATCGCTAGGAGGCAGGGATGGTACAGGACAAGGCATTTTATCGCACGCAGTGGCTGATCCGGCGCTATGCGAGCGAACAGGATTTTGCGGCCGGCCAGGCGTCGCCGGTGGTCGGGGCAGATGGCGTAGAGTTGCCGGCCGAGTCGGTGATCGACGGCAATCTGCTGCTCAATGAGGGCATCGCCGAACTGTGGGACCTGGTGATCGGTGCGGGCACGCCGACGAGTTTCGCCAATGCCAATGCCTATATCGGCGTCGGCGACAGCAGCACGGCGGCCGCAGCGTCGCAGACGGGGTTGCAGGCGTCGACGAACAAGGCGTATGTCGGCATGGAGGCCGGCTATCCGAGCCGCAGCGCGCAGACGGTGACCTGGCGGGCGGTCTTCGGCACGTCTGTCGGCAATTTCGCCTGGCAGGAGTTCACGGTTGCCAACGGCAACAGCGACGCGGCCGACAACCTGAACCGGGTCGTGAGCAACCAGGGCACGAAGGCGAGCGGGCAGACGTGGACGGTCGATGTGGCGATCACGTTGAGCTAACGAGGCACTATGGAGCGCGTCAACGAGCAGAGCACGGCCTATGTGACCGCCACGTTCCGCGACAAAACGGGGACGGCCGCGACGCCGACGGCGATCAGCTATCGCATCGACGACGTGGCGACCGGGCAGGAGATCCGCGACGACACGGCGATCACGCCGGCGGCCAGCACGGTCGAGATTACGCTGACGCCGGCCGACAATGCGATGGTGTCGGCCACGCGGCCGATCGAGGTGCATGCGCTGACGGTGACGGCGACCTATGGCGATGCTGATGCCGTGCGCGGGGTCTACCTCTTTGAGGTGGCGAATCTGATGGCGGTGGCCTGATGCCGCGGATTGGGGCGGGTGAACTCAACGAGCAGGTCCATATCCGCACGGCTACCGTGGTGCGCGATGCGTTCGGCGGCGAGGTGCAGGGTTGGTCGACGGTGGCCACGGTGTGGGCCAAGATTGTCGAGCGCGGCGGACGCGAGCCCGTGCTCGCTGACCGGCCGGTGATGGTGGTCAGTTACGAGGTGACCATCCGCGCCGGGGTGACGGTGACGAACAAGGACAGGCTGTTGTGGGGTAGCAAGACGCTGATGGTCGACACGGTGACGCCACACAGGACGGATGGCATGATCGTGCTGCGCTGTATTGAGGCGGAGGCATAGATGGCACGGCGACGCAGCCGCAACCGGGTACAGGTCCGGGTACAGGAGAACGTGACCGCTGCGCTGACCGAATTGCAAATCTCGTTGCGCGGGCCAGGCGTGGCGCGTGCGCTCCAGACGGGCGCCGATATGATCGCCAAGGCGGCCAGGCCGGAGGCGCCGGAGGATACCGGCCAACTGCGCGCTGGGGTGTTTACGGCGTCGATTGTGCGCAACGAGTATCGACCGCTCGTGCGGCCGGGGCGTGGGCAGCGGCTCAACAGCCCGCTCAAATTTCCGCCGCGCCCCAATCAGGCGCTGGTGTGGTCGTCGGTCTTTTACACTCGATTTATTGAGGGCGGGCGCAAAAGCCGATCGCAGGACAACAGGCGCGGCAAGCGCAGCACGCGCCGGGGAATGGGAGCGATTCGCAAGCGGCCTTTCTTCCAGCGGGCGAAACGGCGCATGCGCCAGCCGGCGTTGGCGGAGATTCAGCGACAGTTGGTCAAATTGGTTGAGGATGCCTGGCAGCGATGATTGAGCAGCGCATTGTGAGCATGATGGCGGCGGACGCCACGATTGCGGCCGCGGTGGGGCAGCGAATCTCGCCGGTGGTGCTGCGTCAGGAGACGGCATTACCGAGCCTGGTCTACCGGCGGCTGGCCTCAGATCCAGAGTATACGCTGGCAGGCCGGGCGGGCTGGCGGGCGGTGACGCTCCAGATTGCGTGCTGGGCGCTGGAATATGCGGATGCCAGGGCGCTGGCCGAGGCGGTGCGTGAGTTATTGGACGGATACAGTGAGACGAGTGGTGTCGGGTCGATTCGCTTTATCAGCGTGGCCGATGGCGCCGACGAGTACGTGAGCGAGTTGGACGCGTACGGCTGTATTTGTAACCTGACGATCGAGTATGACGACGAAGCGGCGACGCTGTAGGAGGGACGCATGAAGGGCACAGAAATGGCGGTGTGGGTCGACGAGTTTGATTTCTCGTCGGCGATCTCCGAGGTCGATGTGCAGATGGAGGTGGGTGAGGCGCAGCGCACCAGCCTGGCCAGCGCGGCCGAGGAGTTCCGGCCCCTGCTGCCCAAGATGGGCGTGCAACAGAACGGCTACTTCGAGGGAGTGCTGCCCGACGGCTTCGAAGCCGAGATGCGCGCCCGCTTCGGCGTCAACGGTGCGGTGGTGTCGGTCATCACGCAGCGCAGCGACGCCGATTGTCCGGTCTACGTGTTGCCGGATGCAGGCAACTATGAGATGGCGATTGCCACGCCCATGAACGGGCTGGTCACCCTCAACGGCAAGTGGGGCACGTCGGGCAATGCACGGCGCGGGCTCCGGGTGTTCGACGGTACGTTCGACGCCATCGAGGATGGCACAACGGTGGATTTCGGTGCAGGTGTGACGACGGGCGGCTATGCGTGGCTGCACGTGTCCAGCATTACCGGCACGGCGGTGGATGCCGATATCGACGTGGAGAGTTCGGCCGATGGCGTGACCTTCGTCAGCGAGGGCACGATTACGCTTTCGGATGTGGGCGCCTATGCGCTGACGCTGGTGGGCGCGGTGAGCCGGTATATCCGGTTGAGCTGCATCGATCTGGGCGGCGCCTCGGCGATTCGGTGCATGGGTGTTGTCAGTCTAGGCTAACAGGAGGCTTATTGTGGGTGTCAAAGGTCCCAAGAATTACACGCTGACGGTAAACGCCGTCAATCTGACGGCCTATGTGGACGAAGTCGATCTGCAGATGGCCATCGCCGAACTGGAGGAAACGAACCTCGACAGCTCGGCGCAGGAGTTCATTCCCGGCCTGGCCAACTACCAGGCCGACATCAAGATCACCAAATGGGATCTCGTTGTCGACAACGTTTTCGGGCCGCTCATGCTGAACCCGGCCATGGTCACGGCGATCATCGCCGTCAAAGATGCCAGCGGCGACACCGTGACCTACACGTGGACGTCGAACGCGTTCGTCACGGGCTACAACATCGGCGGCAGCGCCACGGGCAAGGTGACGAGCGGGCCGAAGCTGCGCCTGAGCGGCAACCCGAGCCGCGTCACGTCGTAGTATGCAGATCCGTATCGAGTGCACCGTGCCGGAGTTGGCGGGCAACTGGGTGGATCTGTCCGACGTGTGGACGCGGCGCGAGGCGAGCGACTTCTATGCAGCGGCGATCGCCGGCAATGACGCGGTGACCTTTCCGTTGCTACAGAACAAGCTCACGGCGGTGCATCTGCATTTGGCCGACGGGACGCCGGTGACGGATGTGGCGATGCTCTTCGAGCGATTCGACGATTTGGACGTGCGGCTGGCGCGCTGGCTGGCGACCAATATCATGGATGCGCTGCAGAGGATGCTCGCCCTGGGGGAAGCGCAGAGGCGGCTGTTGTTCGATGGTGTCGAGATAGCTGCCAGGAAGAAGACGCAGACACCAAGCGCGACGTAGCGGAGGCGCCCGGCGGGGCGGAACGTGGCGCGGCCATGCTGGCGATGATGGCTGCGCTGCCGGATGCGTATTGGGACGCCTGGATGCTGCGCCAGTTCCCGGGCCGCACGTTGGAAGAGCTGGACGGCATCGACTGGGCACGGCTGTCACGTGCGCTGCATGTGCGGGAGATTGAGCGAGTCGAGGAATTGTATCCGCTCTTCTTCAAGGACAAGTGGAAGCCGAGTTCGGCGGAGTGGCAAATGATTCTGCGGCACAATCGGCTGGAAAACGAGAATGGCTGACGCAAAGACGCTGGTCTCGCTGTCGCTGCGTGATGAGGCCAGCAGACAACTCAAAACGTTCGAGGGCAAGTTCCGCCAGACCATGGGCGGGCTGGCCGATACCGGCGCGGAGGATGGCGGCTTTGCCACGCTGACGGCCGACGTCACCAGCCTCGAGGGCGCCATGTCGATGCTGGGTGCGACCGCGCCACAGGTGGCGATCGGCATGGCGGCGCTGGGGCTAGGCAAGCAGGCCGTGGAGGCGGCGCGCGCGGCGGCCGGGGTGCAGGCGCTCGAGACGGCGTTCTTGCGCCTGGCGCGAGAATCCGGCACGTCGGGCGCGTCGATGCTGGCGTCGCTGCGTGATGCGTCGTCGGGGATGATCTCGGACGCCGACCTGATGCTGGCGGCCAACTCGGCCATGGCGCTGGGCGTGGCCGACAACGTGCAGGAGGTGACCAACCTCTTGCAGATTGCCATTGCCAAGGGGGCGGAGTTCGGCCAGGCGCCGACGAAGGCGTTCGGCGACCTGATCAACGGCCTGGGGCGCATGTCGCCGGAGATCCTCAACAATATCGGCATCATCGTCGACGCGGACAAGGCGTACAAGGATTACGCGCAGAGCATCGATACGACGGCCGACGCGCTCGACGACCAGCAGCGCATGCAGGCGCTGGTCAATGCCGTGTTGGAGGCCAACCCGGACGCAGCGCGGCAGGCGGCAGAGGCTGGGGATTCGGCGGCCGGGGCCTTTGCGCGCTGGGATGTGGCGACGCAGGAGTTCAGCCAGACGGCGGGGAATGTCTTCCTGCCGGCCGTGGCGGGGATGACCGAGGCGCTGACGGGTTTCCTGACGAAGGTAAACAACGTCCAGAAGGTCATGGGCGGCGAGATCATGATGACGCCGGAGGAGATCGACGCCAAGATCGCCGAGTATTCGGCGATGATCGCTGACCTGCGCAACCCGGAAAAGTATTTCCAGAGCGACCAGACAGAGAACCAGGTGCGTGGCTACCAGGACCAGATTCGCATGCTCCAGCAGGCCAAGCGGCTGCTGGATGGCGTGGCAGATTCGTCGGCGCAGGTGGGCGAGTACACGGTGCGCACCCAGGAAGAGCAAGACGCCTACAACCGCTCTTTGTGGGAAGGGCTGGCCACCTGGGGTGAGTATGAGTCAGCGGCACAAAACGTGCAGGCGACGACGGTTGACACTGTCGCTCAGATTCAGGCGGCAGCGCAGGGTGGATTAGCCCAGATTGCGCGCAGTGTAGCAGAGGTACAAGGGACCGACGCTGCCGTCGGGTGGCTACGCGGGGCGAACGCACAGCTCGAGCGGCAAATTCAACTGTGGACAGAGGCCGGCTACAGCGTACAGGAAATTACCAGCATCCTGCTCCCTAACTATCTAAGCAATCTAGCAGGGATTATTGATAAGGCGCAGGCAGCATTTACCGCAACGGCCAACATTGGTAAAGGCGCCGTGCAGGCGGATGCGACGGCAGCGGGGGCGCTGCGGCGGCTGGCGTCGCGTGTGGATACCATCACGGCCCGGGCGGCGATTGCCACTGGCGCATTGGCCAGAATGGGCGCCGCAGCCGATGGGATTGCCGGCAACCAGAACCGAGTATTGGCGGCGGTGCGCGGTGAGGGGATCGCGCGCAGCGCACAGCGCACAGACGATCTGACCGACGCTACCGATCGCCTGTCATTGGGCATGCAGAAGCTGATCGATGTCGGCACGGGTGGCGGTGGCGGCGGTGGCATTTCGTCAATCGGCGACCAGTTTAGCGACTTGCAGGGGAAAGTCGAAAGCGTGTTGTCGGGAGCGTTCACCCTCGACGTGGGGCTGGACCCGGCCAACTTTCTACCGCGTGAAGACGCCATCAACGAGAACGCCAGGCGACTGGCGGCCATTATGCGCGATGGCATCGGCAATCAGGACTGGCTGGAAGAGTTCAAAACGGAAGTGCCCGCCCTGTGGGAAGAGTTGTCGACGAGCGGTGACCCGCAGGCGGCGGCCGCCAGGATGCTTCAGGAGTTTCAGCAGGGGCTGCGCCCGGAGCTGCTTGATAAGGAGATGATCAAGCAGCGCGTGCGGGCCATGCTGCTGGGCGAAGAGAATACCAGCACGCTGGCGCAGGAGATTGCGGCCGAACTCTCTGGCGAGCTGGGCATGAGCCTGGCGCAAGCACAACAGGCCGTTGCCGGCGTCATGGGCACGGGCGGCGGGGCTGCCGGTGCGGGCGCACAGGTGGGGCCGGACGGTGCGGCACAGGGATCGTCCTTCGTGGCCAGTTGGGCGGCGACGGTCAAGGGCCAGCTCACGGAGTTCGAGAACACGGGCAAGAGCTCCGGCGGCGCATGGGGCGCCGGGTTCCTGGCCACGGTCGAGGCCGGTGTGCCTGCGCAGCTCGTCGGCATGTTGGCGAATCTAGTCACCCCGGCGGTTATGGCGAATCTGGCCGCGCAGGGGAGTAGGACGGGGGCGCAGTAATGGCAATTACGACGCCGGTGCTAGGTGCGACGACGCTGCCACAGGTGGATGCGGACGGCTATACCGAAACGCCGGAACTGCGCGGCGCCACGACGGAGATGGTTAGCGGTGCGCTGGCCACTGACCTGGTCAACGCCAGCGTCAAGCGGCGCTTCGAGCTTTCCTGGCGCACGCTGACAGAGGCGGAAGTGACGAGCATCGTGTCGGCGTGGTCGACCATGATCACGTCGGGATCTGCATCGTTCACTGCGCCTAACGGCGGCAGCTACACGGTGACGCATGACGACCAGTTGACGCTGCCCGTGCGGTGGGAGAAGATCACGGCCACCGGCCTGCTGGGCGGCCTGACGCTGCGATTGAGGCAGATATGAGCACGCGTGTCATCGGCGCACGGCTGTGGGTTGACTGGGACTTTGACGGCAATTATACGGACGAATCGGCCTACCTGGTCAGCGCAAGCGGCGACATGAGTTTGGTTCCGCCGGGCGCCGGGCTGATGTCCTCCTCCGGCATTATCTCGCAGATGAAGTTGACGCTGCGCAATGCGTCCGGCCGCTTTTCCCCGCTGCGCACGGACGGCGCGCTCTACACGTATATCCGCGACGGCAAGAGCTATCACGCGCCGGTCTACCTGGAAGTGACGATCGACGGCGGCAGCAACTATCACCGGGTTTTTACGGGCGTGCTGAAGCTCCCCAAAGAGGGCACGCCGACGACCAAGGACGGCCCGACCGTGATCGTCGATGCGCGCAGCATGGAGGAACGCTATCTTCAACAGCGCGCCAGCGTCTACCAGAGCACCTTTGCCGGCCAGCATGACTTGGGCTACACCGAGAGCGACTACATCAACACCTGGCTCCAGACCGTGGGCGTACCCGTGGGCAGCATCAGCCGCGACGCCGGTATATTTGTGGTGCCGTGGGCGTGGCTGGACGACGAGAGTGCGATCGAGGAATGCTGGCGCCTGGCTGCGGCGTGCGGCGGGCGCTTCTATGCGGACCCGGATGGCGTTTTCCGCTATGAGAACATGGCGCGCTGGCAGACGTCGGCGCGCAGCACGACGACGCAACTGGCCATCTCACGCGACAGCATGAATCGCTTTGAGCTGAAGCTGCTCGATGCCGATCTGTACAATGTGGTCACGGTCGAGGCGAGCCCGCGCGCACCCGGCGGCGCCGACGTGATCTGGGAGCCAGACGACCTGCCGCTCGTCGGCCCCGGCGCCACGACGACGATCACGGCCAGATTCGACACGGCAGCCTACAGCATCAGCGGGCTGCAATTTGAGGCGGCTGATGACGGCGGCAACAACCAGACGGTCAACGTTGCCATTACGCCGACGTACTATGCCCAGCGCGCTGACCTGGTGGTCGTCAACAGCAGCAACGTGCGCGTGCGCCTCTATCCGCTGCGCGTCATCGGCCAGCCGTTGGTCGGCGGCCCCGAGATTGAGGAGCGGCGCACGAGTGCAGCCGACGGCAGCAATCAATCCTTCTTCAGCACGCGCGGCGACAGGACGCTGGCGGTGCGCGGCAATGCCTACGTGCAGACGCGCGCGCACGCGGCGACGCTGGCGCAGTACCTGCTGGACCGCTGCGAGTTCCCGCGGCTAATGGCCTATGCGGGCGGCTGTCCTGGGACGCCGGCGCTGCGCCTCGGCGACCGGGTGACGGTGACCGATGCGCTGGCGGCGTCGGCGGTATTCACCGGCTACGTGACCAGCATCGACTGGACGATGGACGACAGCGGCTTTCGCCAGAACCTGGAATTAGTGCAGGTGACGCAGATGTTTCCTAACGATGGCGAGTATTTCATCTTGGGCACGCACACCTTCTCCAGCAACCGGTACATTTTCTACTGATGGCCTTGATTGATATGTTTCCGCCAAGCTGGGCGTCGGGCGAGTTGTTGTCGGCGGCCAAGCTGAATCAACTGTCGGACGTGGTCAACGGGCTGAAGGGCGCGGCCATGGCGCCGACGTCGTGCTTCGTGCGCTCGGGCAATGACTCGATTTGGTATGCGCGCCGGCGCGGGCGCTATGTGTCGGTCGACTTCACGACGAGCGGCACGAGCTGCACTACCAGGATTCTGATCAACGGGCA